ATGTCTCGCCTTTTTCAAACATACTGTAGCCTTCCACCCCAGAATAATAATTCTCTCGAAACTCTACTGTCTTCGTCTTTGCCATCAAACTCTCCTCCAAGAGTGGGGCGGGCAACGCGCCCGCCCCTTTAAAGCACCCTTAGTTAGTGGCGTCCGGGTAAGACTTCCAACCCTTCGGATCGAGGGTCAGGAATGCGTTAATCTTACCAGCAGTCAACGCGGCTGTGCCTGTCGTTGTCTGGATACCGAGGTAGCGTTCGTAAGGAACGTCCGCACCAATCGGAACCGGAACAACAAGCTCAAAACCCGCAACAAGCGAGGCTTTGCCGATTGCGCCAGATGCGTAATGCACGCTAGCAGAACCGTCTGTAGCAATAGCCGCTGCCGCGTCAGAGACGAGTTTAAACTCGACCGTAGCAGCGCCACCGGAAGTTACGGCAGTGTCCACTTGGATGACCAAGTAAACCGGCTGACCGTTACCAAGTTCTACCGGATTGGTGGGGGCAGAACCCAAGTCGATAACGTCACCGATAAGATCGGTGTCCGTACCGGAAGTATCCAACGCAGTTGCGTCGGCAAACTCCAAAAGTTCGTCCATAATCATATGCGTTACTCCTTCGATCTGGACTGTTGAACCAAACTAGCTGATCGTCGCTTCGTTAGTTTTCAGCGCGTCAACTCGGCGGATTGGGTAGCCACCCCACGAGGTCTGCATCGTGCCCCCAACCATATCCATAGACAGGGTTGAGTTCTTGACACCGTCAGATGTCTGACGACGCAACATCGACAACATCGACTTGTCCATGTACCAAACGCACCGTCCGATAGAAGTATTTGGGATTTCGGTTACAGCTTGGTGCATCAGGTCGTTCAGATCGGCAGAGCTTCCCGAAATATCGGCTGCCAAGTCGGAACGGTCGATGTTGGCAATGCGGACGACGTAACGCCAGTCGCGGACAGAGAGCCCGACATCCCAGCGATAGTGCGTCCGATACGCCTGCATAAGGCCTGAACTGGAGCCCGCCGCATCCTGCACAGTAACTTCACCAAGGTCGCGTTGCTGAACGCCAGCTTTTGAACCTTTAGGGATGATGCCGTGGCAAGTGTTAGGCGACCAGCAAACCAGCCAAATGCTGCCGTTGTCGCTTCCGCTGCCGCCGCCGTTAATGATGTTGTCACCATTCTCTGCGGACAGGCTGTTGAAGCGGGGGGCAAAGCCAGTGAACTCTTCCGGGGCAGTTGACTCGTCGCCATAGAACAGTTTCGTGGCTAGGGTTTGGTTCATGCCCTCAATGTGAGGACGGTCTTCTTGGAGACGGAAGGCAGCCGGGTTGCCAGCCATATCCACAAGCGCCTTATCGACCTGTGAATAGTCTTCCATCATGCCGCAGTTGTCCGTGACCTGTACGGCCCGACTTTTGGTCGGTTGCACAAATCCGTACATTTTACGGAAAGTTGGTGAGGGTAAACCAGACCGCATGGAAGTACGGTGACCCGTCGTGAGGTTGCCCTCAAGCCAAGTCATGTCTTCCAAGATTTCGTTCGTCTGATTTAGAATTTCAATCACGTCAGCAATGCTGCCGTCGGGATCGGTGACCTTCGCCAAATCAGCGAGGGTCGGGTTCTCTGTGCCAAGCGTAGCCATGAAAGTTTACTCCTTCTCTAGCTTGGTGGTTGCTCACTAAACATCGACGGGTACATGCGTTGCAGAGTGTCCTCGCTGTTGGTTTTGTGACCATCACCTTCAATCAAGGGCGCGTCTGTAATGCTCTTACCCACTCGATACACGAAACGTAAAAACGCGAGATTGTTACCAAGTCCCAGACCATCGGCGTTTTCCGGCCCCGGTGCGTCAATCAAAGACTTGAGGCTGGAGTCGCCAAACTCGTCTGTGACCTTCTTGATAACGGCAAGATTAGACTGGAGGCTCTCACCTCCTAACTCGGAGTCTGCTTTGACGTCATCGGCCCACGAATTTACGCGGCTTATGTAGGCGTTCGCCTGATCGACTTGCGCCTGTGCGGTAGCACGAGCTTCATACTCCACGAGAGCTTGAAACTGATCTTGGGACAGTTTCATTTCCCTCGCGGCGTCTTTGAAGGTCTCTACCTTGCTTTGGGCTTCCTCGCTGAGATC